ATACAGGCTTAAAATTTAATTTTAAAATATACCTTGACAAGAAAATGATAGAATGATATTGTTTTATTAAATTAAAAACGCATTCGGGCAACGGGCGGAGCTGATCCGTCGAGGTCCCGAAAAAAACGGACTTCATGCAGCCGGTACAGTCGAGATCATCATGATCTGATTGTATCAGTTGCATTTTTTATTTTAAGTATTCCAGTACTGGAGAGAGGAGATATATAACATGTCAGCAGTTGAAATGCAGGAAGTAAATAATACAGTTGATGTTTTTAAAGATGACATTGACATGTATATAAATCTCTGGATGGAAGAGAGAAGCATTGAGGACATGTGTAAAGTATCGCAGAATAGATGGTATAACTGCTGTAAATATATTTATGAACATGTGTTTAAAGTTAATCCAAAGTACTTAAAGGATGATAATAATATTAATAATGCCTATGATACAGATAAGGTTAACGAGGTATTAGATATATATATAGACCTGTGTAATGACTACGAGAAAGTAGTGAATATTGTTGGGTTTACATTCTTTACCGGAATACATAGAGATACATTAAATGGGTGGGTTAATGGCGTGCAGCTAGGCTCTTCAGGTTCCGACATTTGCAAAAAACTTGACGAAATGCGTGAGGAAAGTTTGGTAGGTTTACAAGTTTCCGGCAAAGGAAATCCAATGAACTACATGCCATCACTCAACAAGTATTGTGGTTTCAATATGCCGGGCGTTAGAGATCAGGGATCCAGAGCAAGAGCGCTGACAGCCGAAGAACTGCCACGTCTTGGGGCTAATAATTGTATAGGATTGCCGAACAACTCCGACAATTCTGGTTGAAAAAAGCGAGAAAAACGCAATAGACAATTCAAACAATTTAAAGCCCAGTGTTTAATGGTCTTAAGGCGCATTAAATCGTTGATACATTACGCAAAACAAGGGTTTTGCGAATAGTTGTAAAATACGAATGGAATTGAACGAACAATTCAAACAATTTATCAATGTTCAAAGCATGATTCTGCATGGAGGGGGAGGGGGTTTGATAGGTTGAGAAAATCAGCACTACTAAGTCCTTTAAATATCCTCAAAAACAAAAAGAGATTGGATGGAAAAGTATGAGAGTAGTATCACAAAGCAAAGACGTTTCGCTTGATTTTGACCGAGCGGTATTCACAGCAAATCATGGAATGATAACTGCTATGGTTGATGGAAAAACGTTTACCATTGGGACGTATGCAAATTTAGGTAGAGAAAAAGAAGTATTCTCTGATATGCACAAGGCATTTTCGGCTTTTCAAGTTATTAGCACAAACATGGATAAACAACAGGTGGCCGAAATGTTTGCAGTATCTAAAAACATATCGATCAGATGCGTTGAGATGAATGATCCTTGTATGGGAATAACTGTATTTGATAACATGGTCTATTACATGCCGGAAAAGTAGTGTTAATATAGCGCTATCGCCAAGCGGTAAGGCACTGGATTTTGATTCCAGTATTCGCAGGTTCGAATCCTGCTAAAGAAACTTGTGAGAGGAAAACAACCATGGTAATTATTAAAACGATTATATCGACGCTGGATGTTATTTTTATGCTGATACTATTTGTATCTGGCAGAGAATCCAAAGACAAAGAAACAGCAATTGCATTATGGGTACTTGTGATGTTACTGTTGCTGAACATGTTTCTGATGTGGAGGTAACAGAATGTTTTATAGTCCAATATTTGGTATTTGCTTTCAGCTGCCTATCATTTGTGCAGAGGAAAGAATACATATAACAAAATCAAAGGAACCGGACAGCACCGGAGATTTACTCAATCTGGATAGCGACGCAGAGCACCAGAGTGAGAAATCGGAGCATCCAGTATAGCTAAACAAAATTTTAAATTACTGGCAACTTGTAAGAGTTGCTTACAAGATAAAAATCCTACATTGCGGCATTTTAATATGCCGTAGCGGAACGTAGCTCAGTTGGCAGAGCACTCGGCTTATATCCGAGCGGTCGCAGGTCCGATTCCTGCCGTTCCGATGGAGGAATGGGTTTAACGATCCATTCCGTAAATTCTCCTTCTTGGTGTTTTTCATGACACATCCTTTCGCCACTAGGACGATTCTGTTAAGGGCGGTGCGAGACCGTCCGGTGGTATTTGCCGCGGAGCGCGGCATTAGGCGTAAGACTATATGGTGATGAATGATGATCGTTCCGTAATTTGCTGACAAGCAATCCATATAGCAGTCAGACTTGATAGTTCGGGTGCCTATCCCACGGTGCCTGAGCTGTCAAAGATATAATTCCCCCATATAGTTAGGCAGTGGCAGAATGGGTATTGCAGGTAAAGAAACCTATCGGTAAGAGTGTTGCCAAGTGGCAGACGGGCGATCATCCGTAGTCAGCAACCACACCTTTTCTGAAGCCGATAATGCAAGGTTCGAATCCTTGCCTGTCTAAGCGGTCAAATTATGCTGTTTGCTTGCATGCGCTCTATGGTTTGGCTGTAATCGGCATTTTGTATGCCTAGTGCAACGCATGGCACGATAAACATTATTGCTAACCGTCTGATGGCGGTTTCGGAACGTAGCTTAATTGGTAAAAGTGGCGTGTACACGGAAAACAACAACGAGAGCCGGATTGAAGGTTCGAATCCTTCCGTTCCGATGGTGCCGAGCTGATCTGATACTGTATGCGTAGCGCGGTCGCGTACAGAGATATGGAGTGAGGTGTCCGCGCATTTTGGGGAAGCGGCAACGATTGGCGGTGTTGCGGCTGACTGTAAATCAGTTTCCAAGTGGTAAACAATAGAGGTTCGATTCCTCTCTTCCCTATTTCACTCAACTCCCTAAAAACACTGTTTGGCAGGTGCGTGGTAGACAGTTGTAATGGATGGGTTGTTTAAGAAATCGCACCATCAAGATGCAGTGTTCCCATAATGGAATTGGAGCCGGTTGCTATCCGGTCGGGCGTTTATTCGCCTTGTAGGTTCGAATCCTACACACTGCGTTTGCCCGAACAAAATTGGGTGTTGATGTGTGACGGAATAGGTAAACGGAATTGTCGTAGAGAATTGGTTGAAACCGACAACATAGATGACCAGATTGTACACTCCTGCGTGGTGCAAATCCACGCCACATCAATTTTGTATATCCGCTTAGTAAGGTGCTTTAATTAGAGGTATGAGCATGATTTTAAACTGTGTAAATTGTGGCGCACCAATTGAAAGTGACAAGAAAGCGTGCCCTTATTGCAAAACTCCATATGGTTTACGTACAAAGATAGAACTGGAACCATATATTGATTCAAACGGAAGGATTTGCAGACATGAACCGGAAATGATAGAAGTAACAACTTTGGAAGATTGTGAACATAGGTTTATTAGGAAGTAATTGAAATGTGTGATTTTTGCAATGGGAAAGAATCATATAAAACTGCATATGGAGAATTTAAAATCAAAAAATTGGGCTATATAAATGTTATTCAATGCCATATTGATAAATGTCCACAGTATGCTAAATGTTGTAGCAATGGAATGAACGTAGCGATAGCAATGGAAATTGAATTTTGCCCGATGTGCGGCAGAAAGTTGGTTGAAGAATGACGTGTTATGATTGTGCTTACCTTGGATTTGATAGAAACGAAGTTGTAGGGATGGCTGAAATGTGCAACCATCCGGGAAAATGGATTCCTGGTGCTGGATTTGCTGACAGTGAACATGAGTGCGAATTTTTCAAAAAGAAATCTGGAGTTTCTAAATGGGATTCATATTCCGAAGATGAAAAAGAAAAGGCCTGGGAATATTTCCAAGAATACTATGTTCAAAATCCTGTTGGCGATTTAACATGCGAACAGGCTTTGGCACAGTTCGTTGAATATTTAAAAACTACTGATTCAAATGCATGATTTGATAGGAGTATTGAAGAATGAGCATGGCAGAAGTAATTAAATCAATAGAGCGTGAAGCACTTAGAGAAGCACAATCGCGCGAAATAGGCGGTAGAAACGGCGAGCCTATAGATTGTTCCAATTTAGAAGATGAACTTGTTATTGTGGCAAATAACGAGGCAGACAGGCAAAAATTTTATGAATGTTTTTATAAACAAGAGCCTATTGAACCTAATAATAAAAAATGCAACCTGACCTTTTGCCGATATAACACAGACAGAGAATGCGCCAATGACGAAAAGAGAAAAGAATGTGCCGAAGTGGCTGAAAAGGTTTTATGCGTAGATAAGGAGAAATTTATGGATGAAATAAGAGAAGCAAGCAGGAAGGTGTTGTGTGAGAATGGAAATGATTATTGATTTTATAAAATCGTGGTTTTACTATCCGAAGATGAAAAAGTATTTGAAAGACAGATGTTGCATTTACTATTCGCAATCAAGGCTTAATTATGCGTTGTGGCATTGTAAATTCTCAAAGAAAATAGAAAAAGCAAAACAAAATATCGACAACAACGATATTTCAGAGTGGACTTGTCAATATCAGCAAGAACCAATAATAAGAAAATAAAATAATATTACCGGCTAACAAATAGAGTTAGTCGCTAACCAACAAAAATTATTGGCAGAGGTCTTAAGGCACTTCTGCTTTTGCGGAGGTGCTTTTCTTTTGGCAAGTTCAAGCCTAATTTCCACAGTAAATGGATATGAAAATTACATACAGGTGCATGGCATTGATGAACAGGTTATGGATGCCATGGCAGAAGCGGCAAGGGTAGCCATTCTGACGGAAAAGGATGTTGAGTATGGATTAAAGGTTTCTGCCAGAGCGAAAGAACTGACGGAGCAGTTTATCTTTCAATCTACAGGTGGCACACCATGGGATTTAGAGAAATATTCATTCCAAAACAAGGTATCTTATGAAATTCTGGACAAATATTACGGAATTTTGCTTTTGGAAGCGCAAAACAAAGTTGTGGATAGTGCTTTCCAGTATTTGGAAAAAAAAAGAGAGCCTAAAGAACGGTTTTATATGCCAAGAAGAAAGCAATTTCTCAAAATAGGGCTTACACAGGCTTTGCAAGGCATGATTGATGATAGATATGACATCCTGTGCGTATCACTTGTCCCAGGTGCTGGTAAAACAACGGTTGAAAAAATGTTTCACGCACTTGTTGCCGGATGGTTCCCTAGAGATTTCAGTCTTTTTTATTCGCATAGCGGAGATATTACCAGAATGTACTATGACGGTGTGTACGATATCGTTACAAATACGGAAGAATATACATGGAATGAAATTTTCTCGGATCTTTCCGTGACGAGCACAAATGCAAAGATGGAGCAGTTTAATGTCGGGAAGTACAAATCGTTTCCATCCGTACAATGTACGTCTGTTGGTAGTAAGAATGCCGGTAAAGTAAGGGCATCTAAGTTCTTACTGGTTGACGATATGATAGGCGGAATTGAAGAAGCAATGAACCCCATTATCCTTGATAAATTGTGGGATAAATATGCCGTAGATGCCCGCCAGAGAAAGATACAGGACACGGACGGTAAGAACTGCAAGGAAATACATATTGCCACAAGATGGAGCGTACACGACGTCATAGGGCGCATTCAGAATATGTACGAGAACAATCCGAGAGTAAAGGTTATTGCGGTACCGGATGTAGACCCAGTTACCGGAGAAAGCAACTTTGAATATGAGTTTTCCGGTTTTACAAAAGAATTTTTTGAAGACCAGCAATTATTGATGGACGACATATCATATCGTTGTCTCTACAAACAGGAACCGATTGAACGAGAGGGATTGCTGTTTCCGGAAGATAAAATACGTCGGTATCTTAATTTGCCACATGGAGAGCCAGAAATTGTAACCGGTCAATGCGATACAAAGGGAAAGGGAACAGACTATTTTGTTCTGCCTGTATTGCAAAAATACGGAGAAGATTACTACTGTGTAGATTGTGTTTGCGATAACACGGCAGATTATGAGATGCAGTATGAAAATGCAGCAAACGTTCTGGCAAACAACAAAGTGCAGGAATGTGAATTTGAGAGAAACGCCGGCGGAGACCGTGTCGCAATGGAAGTAAACAAGCGTGTCGAAAAAAAAGGATGGATATGTAACATTACTGACACACCGACGGAGACAAATAAGGAAGCAAGGATTTTCCAGTGCTCTAACTGGATATTGCAGCACGTTATATTTAAAGACCCATCATTATATAAGCCAAATGAGCCATATGGAGTAATGATGTCTCTTCTCAAGAGATATTCAGTGTCCGGTAAAAAGCAGTTGGATGATGTGCCGGATGTATTTTCAAACTTTGCGCTTAGAGTGACAAATGGAAATAACGTAGCCAAAGTAGAAGCGGCAGTAAATCCGTTTAGGAGGTATTGATATGGTAAACAAAGATATTTTAAATCAATACTTAGATTTAAGAGAAGAAGTAAAAGAAGTAAGGAATAAAATTGAAAAGCTTGAAAAATACATAGAAAAAATTGAACAGGAAGGAACGGTTATTGATAGCGTTTCTGGCGGAAATGGTGGAAACCAACATTTTAAAATAGAAGGAATACCATTGCCAGAATATAGGCACAAAAAAACCTTGTTATATTCCAGAAAAACCACCCTCGAAATTTTGGAAAACGAACTTCTTGAAAAAACAAATGAAGTAGAAGAGTTTATTGCAAATATAAAAGATAGCAGAATTAGAAGAATAATTAACCTTAGATTTTTAGAAAATCAATCTTGGAATAAGGTTGCCGACCAAATAGGAGGCAATAACACAGAAGACAGCGTGAGAAAAGCGTTCGATAGATTTATGAAAGAGTAAAGTTGTCCGATATGTCCGGTTTTTTTCTGATATAGTTATAATCGAAGAAGTCAACAAATAGTTGAACACTTTACCATCCCCCATTGAAAGAGCATCGAAGAGAAATCTCCGGTGCTTTTTCTTTTGAAAAGAAAAGAGGATTTTATGGTATATACACCAAAAACAATATATTGCCCGCGTTGCGGAAGAAAAGTTGCCACACACGATGGGCGTTCAACAATGAACATTTCTGTGGAATGTAGGAAATGCCACAAGAAAGTTGTTTTTTATCCGGAGAATGGAAAGACGAAATTAAAATCTCTTACAATCCGGTCAACATCCAGTGGGATGACGTTTATTTAGGAGCCAATTATGAATAATAAATCTCTCCAAGACCTTGTTAAGGGATGTTATGGGCGAAAAATTTTATATACTGATGTTGAAACTATCACAAAAGACAATATTGTCAAGGTGGTTGGAGACTGCATCGGAAATTATTATTACAACAAAACCATCATAGAATACCTATGGCGGTATTACAAAGGAGATCAGCCGATTTTATACCGATTAAAGGTACAAAATGCTGATATTACAAACAAAATAGTAGAAAATCATGCGTATGAGATTGTTCAGTTCAAAGTAGGACAGACATATGGAGAGCCAATACAGTTTATCAGTCGAAAAGATGATGATGAAATTAATCGGGCAGTGGATGCGCTGAATGACTATCTTGTGGATGCGAATAAACAGGAAAAAGACATTAAAGCAGGAGAGTGGCAGTCAGCAACCGGAACATCTTTTAAGGCGGTAAGATTTGCAAATGGAGAAATACCATTTCAGATTGTTGCCCCTACTCCGATGAATACTTGTGTTATTTATAATCGGAGTACGGAAGAACCGGTGATTGCCGTACAGGAGCTTAAGGACGAAGATGGAAGATGGTACAAACTGTGCTATACAGACAATTATTCATGCAAAATTCAAAATGGAGTAGTTTCTGAATGGAAATTGCACGCATTTGGAAGTATACCTATTGTTGAGTTTCCAAATAATCATGAGAGAATTTCTGATATTGAGCTTGTCATAGGTATTTTGGATGCCATAAACAATATGCAGTCAAACAGAATGGATGGAATTGAGCAGTTTGTTCAGTACTGGGTTAAGTTTGTGAACTGTGAAATCGACCAAAAAACGTTTGAAGAGATGAAAATGAGCCATGCTTTGACGGTAAAGTCCAATAACAAGGATAACAAAGCCGATGTTGAGATTATGACGCAGGAACTAAATCAGAGCCAGTGTCAGGTGGCAAAAGATGATTTGTGGGACAATGCCTTGGCAATATTAGCAATACCAAACAGAGAGTCCCAAAACTCTGGAGGAGATACACAAGGAGCAGTATCATTAAGGGCTGGATGGGATTTTTCAAAGACAAGAGCAAAATTAAAAGACCCAATTGTGAAATCGGCAGAGAAGAGACTTGCAAAAGTTGTCTTAAATGTAATACGCGTTAAGGACAATGATTTGAAATTGTCAATGAGGGATTTTGATGTGCAAATCAATCATAGCCCGCAAGACAATATGTATACAAAGTCGCAAACACTATATCAGCTTTTAGAGTGCGGCATACATCCTCTTATTGCCATTAAAACGGTGGGGCTTTGGGGAGATGCTGAAAAGACATTCCTCTTGTCTAAGCCATATATAGATGCGTTGTGGAAAACCATTGATGATGCAGAAGAGCAGGAACAAAAAGCACAGGAAATTGTAAACCAATTAAATAAACAGCAAAATAAGACAGCTACCGAGTAATCGGTGGCTGTTTTTATTTTATAAAAATTCGCAAAGTTGTGAGCGTAAAAATCAACAGTGTCATTCGGTGTCGTTGCACCGCAAAAATTCGTAAAGACATATCGGAGGTAATCAATGAAAAGAGAAGAGTTAATTGCAATGGGTATCAGTGAGGAAAATGTTGAGAAAATCATTGCTGATTACGGCAGTGCCGTACAGAGAGAACAGGCAAAAGCAGAAGAGCTTAAGGCAAAGGCAGACAGCGCAGATGAGTTGCAGAAAAAGCTGGATGAAATGGAAGCAGGAAACCTCACGGAACTTGAAAAAGCAAACAAGGCGTTAGAGACAGCAAATCAGCAGATTGCAGATATGCAGAAGAAAAACGCCATTAGAGACCAGCGCGAAGCATTGATGGAAAAGTTAAAAATCAATGCAGAGCAGGCAAAATCCGTTGTCAAGGATAATGGAAGCCTTGATTATGACGCTCTTGGAAAGATTACAGCCGAAAAGGAAACCGCGGCAGCGCAGGCAAAGGAACAGGAGATTGCAAATAATTCTGAAAATCCGGGCGGCGGTACTGCAGGTGGAGAAAATAAAAAAACTGCGGACGTAGAGAACGCAGAAAAAATCAGTTTTGGCAAACCTGCAGAAAGTGCAGAAGCCAAAGACCATTATGTTTTATAGGAGGTAAATTATGGGAAAACCGATTGAAAGAGACTTTACACAGAGTAAAGGAATTTTAAAATTCTTTCCTTATGAGGGTGCGGCGTGCATCGTTCCGCAGACAATGGTAACAAGTGCCGATGCAAACGGAAAGAAGATTGCAAAGGCAGGGACACCGTTCCCAAGCAATGACGAATCTTGCAAAGGGTATCTTCTGGAAGATGTTGACGTAACAATGGGAGATGCGCCTGGAACTTATGTATATCAGGGTTCTATTGACAGCGCAAAGGTAACGGCAAATGGAGTGACCGTAGAAGCAACTGCAAAAGCAGCAACACCGCGTGTTACTTTTTTTGATTAAAAAATGGAGGTATTAGAGAATGGCATTACCATTAGCAGAAGCATTTACCGCAAGAAGTCTTGGGGTTATGTGGAATAATTATGAAAAAACGCTTGGTTCTGCACCTTACTTAGGTAGACAGAAATTTGGAACCAGAAAACAGGACAGCCTTGAACTTAGATTTATCAAAGGGAAAAACGGTCTTCCGGTATCATTAAAGGCATCCAATTTTGATGCGCAGGCAGAGTTAAGAGATGTCGGTGGATTTTCGGATATTCAGAACGAGATGCCTTTCTACCGTGAATCTTACATGGTAACAGAGCGTGAAGAGCAGGAGTATGCAAATTACCAGTCGGCAGAAAATTCCAACATGGCAAACCAGGTGCTTAGAGAAATCAGCAAAAAACCGATGATGCTGATTGAGGGCGCAAGAGTAGTGCCGGAACGCCAGATTTGGCAGTTATTAGCACCATCTGATGGTATTCCAAGAGTACAGGTAACAATTGGTGGCAATAGCTACTATGTTGATTATACTTCCGATAATGGAGTATCGCACAAGAGAGACCATTACAAAGATATTTCTGGAAGCGATACCGATAAATGGTCTGCATCCGAAACAGCAACGCCACTTGATGACCTTATCGAGATTAAACGTGAGTTTGCAAAGAAAACCGGATATTCCCTTGCACGTTTTAGCATGAATACAGAAACGTGGGAGATGGTTCTTAAGGCAGAAGACACAAAGAAACAGGTGCTTGGAATTACTGCTTACAATGGAGGTATTCGTTTACAGCAGGGGCAGGTTACAGAGTATCTTAGAGGATACGGCATCGAGATTGAAGTTTACGACAAACTTTACATCGACCCGGCAGACGGTGCCACCAAATATTTTATTCCTACAGGAGTTATTTCAGCGCAGGCATCCGGCGTGTACCTTGGAGATTATGTCTTTGGAAAGACACCGGAAGAGAGAAGCGGAAGTTTAACAGACGGAAACCTTTCTATTGTAGAAACCGGTATTTCGGTGTATACATACGCAACAAATCATCCGATCAACACTCATTGCGTTGTGTCAATGATCGGATTGCCTACTTTTGAGGGCATGGACAGCGTTGTTGTTATGAAAGTTGCGTAGGAGGTGCGGTATGATTGCTGAATACACGGTAAAGCGCAATGGAAGATGGTACAAAGCAGGAGATGAAATCCCGGACATTGTTTCGGGAGAGAAATCTTCCGGCGGGTACACCAAGACAGAGATTAACAGAATGAGCACTGCTGATTTACAGGCACTTGCCGCTGAACATGGGATCGAGGGTGCAGAAGAAATCAGTGGAGCGGAACTGAAACGCATTTTGATCGAGCAGTTCGGATTATAGGTAGGGAAGAATGGACGAATATACAACATTAGAGCAGGTCAAAATCAGACTGAAACAATTTCATATTGAAACCGTTACGGACGAAGATGGTGTTACTTCTGATGTTGTCGTGTTCGACCAGAAAGAAGATAATCCTTACATTGAACAGCTTATCAAACAGGCAAGAAATGAAGTAGTAAGCAAGCGGAATTACCCGGAAAGCTACACGGATGAAAAAATATCCGAAGACTTGAAAAAGTTTGAGGATGTAATCGTCAATTTATCCGTGTACGACCATTCACAGGCAGGAGAAGCCTATATGGCAAGCTATTCAGAAAACGGCGTAAGCCGTAGCTGGAAAGACAGGGAAAGCTTGTTTGTGGGAGTATTTCCGTTTGTAAAAGCATTATAACCCCTCGATTTCGAGGAGTTTAGAAGATTGAGCGTTATCGTGTTGCCGACATTGACAAAACGATAGCAGGCGGCACACATTGAGCGGTGGTGGGCGGTGTGCCAATTACAAAGAAAGGCGGTATATGATGTGACGATAGAATTATCTACAGCAATCATTATAAGCGTGTTATCACTCGGTTTTTCCGTCTATATGGGATTAAAGAATAACAAGCGAACAGACACAAAGGATGTTGAGGAACGCGTGAAAGAAAATACACGCATCAATATGAAACTGGATGCCATCTCAAACAACACGACGGATATTAAGAATGAAGTCTCGGAGATGAGAAAAGAAATCAACTCACATGACAACCGGATTATTAAAGTTGAGGAAAGTGTGAAATCAGCGCATCACAGAATTGACGGAATTGAAAACCGTCTTAATGATGATAAGGAGGTGTAATCATGGACATTTTACAGAGCGTTATTGCCAATATGACAATCATTTTGGCAATCATTGGGGCACTTGCTTTTGTTGTATCTGTAATAACACAGGTTATCAAGGGCGTAGGAGCGTTTTCTAAGGTGCCGACAGACATTCTTGTGTTTGTACTTTCCATTGGAATTACTGTAGCTGCATTTGTGGCATACATGCAGTACATCCAGACATCAATTTTATGGTATATGATTTTGGCGGCTATTATTGCAGGATTTATTGTTGCGTTTGTCGCAATGTATGGATGGGAAAAGCTTTCTGAGCTGTGGAAACGGTTCGGCAAGGATGTGAAGTGAAATGCTTGAGATCAATAAGCAAAAAATGAGTTATTCGCAGCAAAGCGGCAAGGTGCCGGTATATGTGACGGATGATGATGGTAACATCGAATATTCTTCGTACACGGATTCTGATGGTAATGTAATTTATTACCTTGATGATGACGGGAACAAGATACCGAAGACAACCGGAGAGTATACCACAGGTTATGAAAAGCCTGTAATTTTTTATTCTTCGATCAGCAATAAGTTGAGCGAAGCACTTATAAAAGAATTTGGCGTAGATAACTCTACAAATTTTGTTCAGATCGTAGAAGACAAAGGAAAGCTTCCATTGAGCGTCGGATCTTTGGTATGGAAACGATCAGACGTAAAGTACAAAGATGAAGAGAATACAATCGTTGACGAAAATTCGTCTGATTACATCGTAAAAGGTGTCGCAGACGAGGGATTGACGGTTGATTTGTTCTTGTTACAAAAAAATGTGAAGTAGGTGTGGCATGGGGAAGAAAGTAATCACAATGAGCCTGTCTGAAAAGTCTGTTCAGAACGCCATACGAGAGCTTAGAGCCTATCAAAACAGCTTGACATATAAATGTCAGCTATTGGCAGAAAAACTCGCGGAAAAGGGCGTAGAGATTGCCAGAGTGCAAATTGCTGACCTTGACGCAATATTTACATCGGAACTGATTTCTAGTATTCATGCGGAATATGAAGGGAGCACTAAGGGCGGCGGGATATGGGCGGTAATAGCCGGTACAGACCACGCCGCATTTGTTGAGTTTGGAACCGGAATTGTGGGACAGCAAAGTCCTTATCCTGGGAAACTGCCGGAGGGTGTTTCGTGGCAGTACGCAAGTGGAAAAACTATCCATCAGATTTCAGATGGAAGATATGGATGGTTTTATAAGGACGACAATGGCGATTGGTGGTTTACAGAGGGAATGCCAAGCCGACCATTTATGTATCTGACCGCAAATGAGTTGCGTCAGATTGTTACACAGACAGCGAAGGAGGTGTTTGGATAATGGCAGGCAACCAGTGGGTATTTGACCTTGAAACAAACATTTTTTCCAATGTTGTAACGATAGCAAAACCAAAACTCCAGAAGAAATACAAAAGCATGAATTTTGACACTGCATTTACAACGGTTGAAAAGAACCTAGATAAAGACCCTGTTTTCCCGACTATTTACATCCATGAGATGCCGGGGCTTGAACGTGGGGCAGATTTAGAGGGCACATCCGTAAATGCGGTGCAGGAAACAATACAGGTTGACGTCATTACAAACACAAAGCAGAGCGATGCAAAAGGGATTATGGCTATTTTAGCTGATGCCTTTAAACAGATGCGATTTCAAATTACAGCAATGCCGGAGTTTAAAAATGACAGTGAAAAAAAATTTAGAAGCGTTGCAAGGTTCCGGCGGATAATCGGAGCCAACGACAGATTGATGTAAAAGAGCCGAAAGGCTCTATTTTTTATGCACCGGGTGCAAAAAGATGCGCCCGATAACCGCATTATTTGGCGGTAGAAAGAGAGGTAAAAATGGCAGAAGCAGGATTGTCTACGTTAGGAATTACGTTTGGCTATGGCACAGAAGCGACAGCCGGAACAAAGCCTACATCGTTTAAACAGCTTACAAGAATTAACGCAATCGGCGGTATTAACATTGAGCCGGAACAGATTGACGCATCTGCATTAGAAGATGCTATTACCAGATATGTAAAGGGTCGCGCAGATACCGGTGGCTCTTTCCCTATCACGGTAAACCTTACGGATGCCACAAAGGAAGAGTGGGAAGCACTTATCACGGCGTATAAGGCGCTTTCCGGCGGGAAAAGAATGTGGTTTGAAACTATTATCCCGGGATTTACCGACGCGTTTTTTGTTGTGGCTCAGCCGCCAGAGCAGATTCCACAGCCGGAGATTGGTCAGAACGAACTTTTGACGGTTGAAATGAATCTTACCATTGAAGAATACAAGGGCATGGACACCGCTGTAGCTTTTACACCGGGGGAATAACACGTCAGTCGAATAGTTCGGTTGGATCGGCTGACGATAACCAGACAACCGAGCCAGAGCTTGAAGAAACAATTTAAAAGAACAGGGCGGTCTTCGGACTGCCCTTTCCCTATATGAGAGGGAGAAAGGGAAAGAAAATGACAAAATTAAAATTTGGCGAGAAAGAATTACAGATCAAGTTTGGATATGAAGCAACCGTGAAAAGCGGAATTATCAAGAAAGTAGCAAAATTAGACCAGATGGAAGATATTGAAGCGGTTGACGAAATCCTTTTATTTCTTCCAGAGTTAATCCTTGTAGGCGCGCAGAAGTTTCACAAAGAGGAACTTGGATACAATCCGGACAATGAGGGAGAAAAGGAACAGCAGCTTGGAAAAGTATATGCCATGCTGGATGATTACTTTGACGGAGAAGATGCAGATGTTCAGGTACTTTACAATGCACTTTTAGCGGAGCTGCTTGAAAACGGTTTTTTATCAAAACTGCTCAAAGCAGATCAGAAAGAAGCGGAGAAGAAAACTCCGAGGAAAAAGTAGAAGAACAGAGAGAACTTACATGGGAAACGTATTGCGCGGAAATCCGCCCATTCTGGCTTTTAGTCACTAAAGGGTATGGATTTACCGTGCATGATATAGACGCGTCCTGCCCGGCTGATTTACAGCCTTATGCGGATGCTTACAACTTAGATAAAAAGCAAAGAGACAATGAGATGTGGATGTGGTTTGGAACATATGGATTGTCTGCGGTATCGGTGGCAGTAGAACATTGCCTTGCCGGTCGGAAAGCAAAATCAAAGTATATTGAAAAACCAATCAATGAACAGCAAGGAAAATATGATTCGGAAATGACGGAAGAAGAAATTAAGAAACAGAGAGAGCTATTTGTGGCAAAGCTCAAAATTATGCAGTCAAACTATGAGTTGAGCCATCCAAAACCAGAAAAGAACTTGGAGGTATAAATATGTCAATTAGAATTGGATCTGCAAGACATGATGAAAATGGGAAATTGACCGGTGGGAGACCGGGAGATCAGACCGGAACAGAAGTAAGTATGCAAAACTTTTATGTTCATAAAAAAGGATGGTATGTGTTAAGGCCAAAAACAAAAGATATGGCGGATAAACTGGCAGAATCAATGATTACAGCGTGCAATAATGATAATATTGGCTACTGTCAGGGACACCGGCTTGGAATTGTCAAATATGGTATTAATTCAAAAGTAAAAACAGAAGCAGATTGCGGCACAACGGTACGTGCATGCATTATTCATGCAACTGGAAAAGATGTTGGAAATTTCACCACAGCAAATGAAAAATCTGTACTTCTTTCTAGTGGCATGTTTGATGACATTGGAGGTTATGCGGCAGGAATGGTTCTTTACAACGGAGATGTTATTGTCACAAAAACAAAAGGTCATACAGCGATTGTGACAAGCGGAAACCCTAGAAAAAATGTAAAAGATCATTTAAACCCATACCCGGAACCTGCAAGGATTTTAAAGAAAAAATTCCCTTGCATGAGAGGGGATGATGTGAGATGGCTTCAGACGGAGCTTATTTATCACGGATGCCTGGATGAAAAAGATAAAAAGGGAAACAGTAATGTGGACGGTATTCTTGGAAATGATACGGCGACCGGTATTGGAACATTCCAGAAAAAAGTCGGAATTACAGTAGATAAGAAATGCGGACCGGTTACAAGAGAAAAATTAAAAGAGTAGATCAAGGACGGTAAGGTGTCACAGCCTACCGTCTTTTTATTTTGCATAGAAAGTTGGTGCATATATGGCAGACATTGATGAATTACAAATAAAAATCAAAGCTGACTCTGCAAAAGCAAGTAATTCCATAGAAAGCCTTGTAAACAGCATGAATAGGCTCCGGGAAAGCATATCGTTTGACACTGCAAAACTTTCAAATATTGCAAGCGGAATCAGAAGCATTTCCGATGCAGCTACCGGGTTCAAAGGTGGTAAATCTTCGGAAATCACATCAATGGTGCGGGCACTCAATAAATTTTCTGGTGTTGATGCAAATTCTATCCACGGAATATCTTCTGCTGTGAGAGATCTTGCATCTGGAATAGCAAGTGTTAAAGCTGTTGATACAAGCGGACTCACAAGCATGGTGTCGGCACTGTCAAAAATTGGTGGCAAGGCATCTACACAGGCGACAAAGAATCTGCCGGCTTTATCTGCGCAGTTACAAAACTTTGTACGCCAGATGAACAAGATAGGTGCATTGAATTTTGATATGACCAATATGAGCAACCTTGTAACAGCCATATCAAGGCTTGGAAGCGTTGCAAGCGGACGTGCAGTAACAAATATACATTTGCTTGCTGACAATCTCAAATACCTGTTTGAGACGCTTTCAAAAGCGCCAAATGTATCTTCGAATATCATTCAGATGACGCAGGCACTCGGCAATCTTTCCAACAGGTCTGGTAGCGCAATTTCTGGGTTAAATACCAGCATCAGTAGTCTTTCCGGTTCTTTCCTTGGATTTAAGGCATCCACAGGGAAAGCATTGATCGGACTCAAGTCATTCACAAGACAGATTTTGTCCTCTATGGGGATTTATCTTGGTCTGTACGGAGCGATCAGGGGAATAAAAAATGCAATCGACATATCATCTGCATTAACAGAGGTTCAGAACGTTGTTGATGTTACTTTTGGGGACATGTCAAAGAAAGTCAATGACTTTGCACAGGACTCTATACGTCAGTTCGGTATGTCAGAACTGACATTGAAACAGACGGCAAGCCGATTCCAGGCAATGGGAACAGCCATGGGAATTGACAGCAGTTTGATAAAGAAAGCCAATGAGTTTTTGAACAAACAGACAGATGGCTATATTGGTTTGTCTGATTCCATGGCTGATGTGTCTTTGAATTTAACAAAATTAACTGCTGATATGGCATCTCTGTATAACATAGATCAGGATGTTGTGTCGCAGGATTTAGCTGCAATATTTACCGGACAGACACGTCCATTAAGAGATTACGGTCTTGATCTTACACAGGCAACCCTTAAAGAGTGGGCGATGAAACAGGGATTAGATTCTGATATCGAGTCTATGTCACAGGCTGAAAAGACAATGCTCCGGTATCAGTACGTCCTTGCCAATACGCAGACAGCACAGGGAGACTTTGCGCGTACTGCTGATTCGTGGGCGAACCAGATCAGAATTTTAAAACAGTCATTTGAACAGCTTGGCAGTGTTATTGGTGGAGCATTAATCAATGCTTTTAAACCATTCGTAAAAGCACTCAATTCCGTTTTACTGGTTGTTATCAGCTTTGTTACAAAGGTTACAAACGCTTTAGGCGCAATCTTCGGATGGAAATATGAGGATTCCGGTGCAGGTCTTGCAGATAGTTTTTCAGATGCGGCAGAGAGCGCAGGCGATATTGCTGACAATACCGGACAGGCGGCAAAGAACATCGACAAGATGAATAAGGGCGTCCGTCAGTTTGATGAATTGAAACTGATTACAACAAATGATGGTTCTGGAAAAAAAGGTTCGGGCGGTTCCGGCGGCGGTGCATCCGGTGGAGCCAGCGGCGGTAAACTCGTCAAGACTGATACCATTTTCAAAAATTACGAAAGTGATATTAAAAATCTGAAACAACTTGGAAAATACATCAGTGATGCCTTATCAAAAGCTATGGAGTCTATCAACTGGGATAAGATTTATTCCAAGGCAAGAAACTTCGGTAAAGGTTTAGCAGACTTTCTTAATGGCCTTATTAATCCGAGACTGTTTGGAAATGTAGGAAAGACGATCGCCGGGGCACTGAATACGGCGATTTATGCCACACTTTCCTTTGGTCAGACATTTGACTGGTCAAACTTTGGAAAATCACTGGCAGAGGGAATAAATAAATTCTTCAAAACATTTGATTTTAAAGCACTTGCAGAAGATATAAATACTTGGGTACAGGGAGTTTACAAGACAATTAAGACCATGATAGAAAATATCAAGTGGTCTGATGTTTGGAAAGGCGTAAAAGATTTTCTTTCAAACATTGATATTGAGACAGTTGAAATTCTTCTTGGAGCATTTGCTCTGAAACTTGCAGGAAAACTGTTAACAGGGAAACTTCTCAAGGAGACTATTGGAAAATTAATAGGAGCGAAATTCACAGCCGCTTTTGGTCAAACGGCGGTAAAATCATTGCTCTCTTATGCAATTCCTATTTCACTTGCTGTAGTAGTGGCAACGTTATCTTTTACGGTTGGAAAAGATAGCATAAAAAAAGATGCTAATAATTTAGAAAAAGCGTATGAAAAAGGCGGTTTTCTGCAATATCTTCAGGAAAGTTTTAAACAACTTCTTAATCCGTTTGAATGGATTAATGCATATGGCGGTGGAGTTTTGAGCCATGATACTGTGATGGACAAATTAGGCATTGGAAATGGAATGAATGTTGATGAATTTGTCAAAAATCTGCCTAAAAAGGAAGATTACAAATCATTAGATGATTTCCAAAAAGCATTAAATGAGTTCAATGATAATATGCCTAATAAATTAAATGTACCTGACAGCTTTGATCTAAAGGCGTGGATAGATGAATGGAAGAATATAAACGGATTAGATGATGTAGATTTACGAGCAGATGTTGTTCTTCCAAATTTACAAGAGAAGATTTCCGAGTTCAAAGACAATGTCAAAGAATGGTGGGGATTGAATGTAGAACTACCCGTTCGCAATAAATTAACAACAACTTTAGAGGATGTTTCTTCATGGTGGGAAGATGTAAAAGAATATTGGGGAGAAAAAAAGCTTTCAATACAGACAGAAATAGGAGAAATAAAAGGTAAAATAGAAGAAAAGTGGAATGAAGCTTTAACTTACATTCAGGAGAACATTTTCCCGTGGTTCACAAAGAAAAAGTGGATGGAAGTAGGGAATGGAATAAAAGAGGGATTGTCTGCTAAATGGGATGAGTTTTCCGATTGGTGGCAGAATACCGGAATATATAATTGGTGGGAAAATCATGTGAAGCCATGGTTTACAAAAAAAAGATGGGATGAGCAGGGAGACGGAATGAAAAAAGGTCTTTCTGAAAAATGGGGCGAATTTAGTAACTGGTGGAGTACATCTGGAATTGGTTCTTGGTGGACAAATCATGTAGAACCGTATTTTACAAAAGATAATTGGACATTCAGCGGCATTTCTGACGGATTGAAGCAGGCATTTGATAATGCTGTTGCAGGAATTAAGCAGGTATGGAATAATTTTGCAACGTGGCTTAATTCAAAACTGTCTTTTTCATGGGATTCTGTAAATATTGGTGGAAAAGAAATAATTCAAGCTGGCAATATTAACCTCGGGAAAATACCAACATTTGCAACCGGAGGCTTCCCGGAAGATGGTTTATTTTTTGCAAATCACGGAGAAATGGTCGGGCAGTTTAGCAATGGAAATACAGCGGTTGCGAATAACAGCCAAATCGTAGAAGGAATTAAAGCAGGAGTAAAAAGCGCAGTATCAGAAGCATTGACACCATATCTGTCACAAATCGCACAGAATACAAGTGAAAACAGCGGAATTAAAGTTGAATTAGACGGCAAGGTAATATATGACAGTACAGTTAAGCAATGGAAGAGTGAAGCAAGAAGAACACAGAGAAATCCAGTTCCAATATTTTAATGACAAATACCGCCACTTGTGCTAGAATTATTTTATTACAAGTGGTGGGAGGAAAAGCTATGAATGAAAAAAGTGAAACAAAATTATGCAAATACTGTCAGACGGAGATTCCAGCTAAAGCAAAAATTTGCCCTAATTGCAAAAAAAAGCAGGGTGGGGCAACAAAGTGGTTTGTTGCGGTGGTTATAGTTATAATCCTGTTGATTGCCACATTTGGCGGAAACGGAGAAAACAACGATGCAGTTGCTGATTCTACCGAGCAAAATAAAAAAGTTTCTTCTATTAGTACGGTAGATAACAAGGAAGCGACAAGAGAAGAAGTTTCTGATTCTGATTTTTTGGTAAAAGAGTATCTGTACGAAAACACAATAGGAGACACATTAGATTTTTTGATTGTAACAAATAATTCAAACACGGATGTCGCAATTTCTGGAAACGCTACAGCCAAAGATTTAAGCGGGAATTCAATAGGAGCCGCCGACATGAGCATTGATGTATTGGGGGCAGGAGAAACATCTATTGGTGTTTTCTATTTTGATAGTGTGTCCGGAATTGACAAGGTGGATTACACATTAGATTATGACGAAAACCCATATTATAAACCGGTTGTAAATGATTTATCCGTTGAACAGACATTTAATGATGAAAACGTGACTGTATCCGTGACCAATAACAGCACAAATCCGGCGCTTTTTGTAAGCGCGTATGCAATATTTTTTGACAGTAGTAATAATGTGGTAAATTACAACAGCACATATATTACAGATTCAGACAGTGAGATTAAACCAGGGAAAACTATTTCAGATCAGCTTGATTGCTATGGGAAATACGATCATGCAGAAGTATATTTTACTGGAAGAGCAGACAAATAGAATAATAAGTCAAAGCGGGTATAAAAGAGGGAGCGCAGTGATGCGCTTCTTTTTTTGAAAAATATTTCAAAATAGTATTGACTTTCTTTGCACGTACATGTATTATTAAGGCATAAAGATTGCACGTGCAATCAAAAAGAGAGGAAGTGATTATGTGTCTCCATTAAAAAAAGGACAGAAACTTACTGATAATCCTAAAAATGTTAGGCTTGATTTGAGACTTACAAAAGCAGAAGCAGAGGATTTGCAATATTGTGCGGATAAGTTAAAAACAAGCAGAACGGATGTTATCAACATGGGGATTAGAAAAGTGAAAGAAGAAATCAACAAAAAATAAAGCGTTCCAACCCTAGACAAGTTAAACGCTTTATTCAACACAGCCACCAAAAGCGGTTGATACATGGATTATACCGCTTTTTGGAATGGTTGTCAAACAGCAAACGAAAGGAAGGTAAAATCTATGAGAAGCATTGAAGAAATTGTAAGAACGATACTTAATAGTGACGCGCTGATGGAGAAAGTGAATCATGTTGTGGAAATCGAGAGGATGACGTATAACCGTGGTTGGAGTACCGAAACGGACATTGATAATTTTTCTCCGATTGGTTTTCGCAAAGTGGTAACATCAGCCATGAATTTGCTAGGACTGCCGAACGAATTCGATGAGGTTGATATTGCCAGCGAAATTCTTAAGGACATTTTCAGAAATGAAATCATAAAAAAGGATGGAACTTATTTACCGAGCCAAATTGAGCAGTACAGATCGTTGCTTTCTCGGCTTGCAATCCGATGTGATAACGAAAAATTGTTGCGCGGCGTTGTAATATTTATGGCAGATTTGAATGATGAGGACGTAATAGATCACGACGGTATTTACCGCCTTGTAAAGAAAGGCGGTGCAAGATAATGAAAGAATTTTATATTGAAGCAATTACCAAAAATCTGAATTTACTCAGCGAACACTTTTTAAGATGTGTGTGGATTTTTACAAATAACCTTGCATCCGACAAGAAAGGCGGTGCGAGATGAAAGAACAGCTGATAACGGAAATCCAGAGCATACAGGACGAAAAATTTTTGCAGTTTATTTTGAAAACAATTATTTCATTTAAGCAGAAATGGCGGATTTGCTGATGAACGATATTCAGATTTTTAACAATCCTATTTTAGGGGATTTGAGAACGGTTATAGTAAACGGAAAAGAATACTTTTTTGGAGTAGATATAGCTTCGATGCTTATGTATAAAAGACCAAGAAAGGCGGTTTCGGATAATTGCAAGGGTGTCCTGGTCGAGGATAGCTTTAAAAATAATGGTGGATATGCAGAACCTCTTATTCCGGAAGGAGATATTTACCGATTGATTATTAAAGCTGGTCAACAGGGTAACAGTAAAGAAATAAAAGATAAAGCTGACAAATTGGAAAAATGGATATTTGATGAAGTTTTACCGAGCATCAGAAAGACTGGTACATACATGATGCCGCAAACCACGGACGGGAAGATTGCATTGCTTGCACAGGGGCACACGGAACTGAAAGCAGAGGTTGACGAAATCAAGGCGGATTTGGAAAGCCTTAAGATGGACTTGCCGATACTTCCGGTGGAAGCCGACCGCATTACGGAAGCTGTCAGAAAGAAAGGCGTTTCAATCATGGGCGGCAAACAGTCAAGCGCATACAGCAACCGTGGATTGCGCCAAAAGGTTTACAACAATCTGTATGCCAATCTGAAATACAACTTTGGTGTTCGGTCTTACAAGAGCATCAAGCGTAGCCAGTGTGATAAGGCAGTGCAAGTGATAAATGCCTATCAGACGCCGTATTTTTTGCAGGAACAGATTGACGATGCCAATATGCAGCAGAGGTTGGAATTTGATTGACAGATTTTGGCATATGGTATAGAATACAAAATAATTAAAAATCACGCAGGTAAGACCTAAAGAATTAGGATGTCCTGCAAGCCTATGAGGAATAGGTGCGGATTCGTGACCGCCAGAGATTGAAGAAATTCAGTCTTTGGCGGTTTTTTATTTAAAAATTCATCCGAATGGATTGAATATATAGCGTGCGACTCCTGTTAGGGTATGTTCCTAACGCACGTGAATTTAAAGGTTGAGCCTTGCGAAATGTAAGGCTCGGAAATTTAGGAGATATAAGATATGGCATACACAGCTCTTATAACTAAAGATGAAATCGGATTTGAAAACAATACGAACACGATAACGACAGTTGAAGTTGCCGAAATGATGGAAACAGAACACTCTAAGTTGCTTCGTAAATTGGAAGGAGACGGAACACGTAAAGGAATTATTCCTATTTTGAGCGAAGCCCATTTGGGTGTGGCGGATTATTTTAAAGAAAGCACGTACCAAGATGCACAAGGAAAGCCAAGAAAATGTTATAATGTAACTCGTTTAGGTTGTGATTTCCTTGCCAATAAGTTCACAGGAGAAAAAGGCGTCCTATTCACAGCAAAATATGTAAAGCGTTTTAACGAGATGGAGAGAGGACAAGTTCCGAAAGATTTTCCGTCAGCTCTTCGGGCGTATGCAGACGAGGTAGAACGTAGACAGATTGCAGAGCAGCAGAATGAAAGACTACAGCAGGAACTTGACTATAGCAAAGACTGGTATTCTATTAAGCGTGTTGCAGCAATGAACGGTGTGGACTGGAAAACATTTAACTGGCGGAGACTTAAAGAAAAGAGCATCGAACTTGGATATGGCGTAAAAAAGATTTTTGATGCAAATTATGGAGAGGTAAATACCTACCATAGGGATGCTTGGGAAGCAGCATACCCGGAGTATGAAATTTAGGAGAAATTTTATGAACAAATTAGAAATCAGGATTACATATGGGAACACGGAAGTAATTCACACACCGGAGAAAATTGTGATTAAATCGCCCAATATCGAAGTAATTACAAAATAGATCAAGAAAAAGAAGTGGCATCTATCAAATTGGTGGCAGGTGCTATTTTTGCACAAATTTTACCGACTGTCATTTGAGACAGCCGCAAACCCAAACAGTTAGGTGGTGGAAATATGGCGTACAGCGGATGGCTGTTAAAGATTGGCAATTACATAGTGCCGATGTCGTTTATGAAAGCAGAAACATACAGTCCATATGTCAACATGCAGGATTTGGACGATTATACAGACGCCAACGGCTATCTGCATAGAAATGCCGTGGAGTTAAAGGCATTAAAGGTTGAGTTTGAAACACCGGCTATGCTGACAAATAAGACTTTTAGTGAGGTTTTAAACAATATTCGAAGTCAGTTCACAAATGCAACAGGGAGAGCCTGCTATATCACAGCGTATATCCCGGAATATGACGATTATGTGACGCAGTATGGCTATATGGCAGATTTTCAGCCTACGATATACGGAACATATGATGGAATAATTCGTTACAATTCAGTTCGGCTTGCTTTCATAGGGGGTGTGTATGGTGGTTAATTATAAATATGGCGACTTGTTCAAAAAAGATACGGTCGATAAGCAATTATCCATCGTATCTGATGACGGAAAAATCAATATCACAAATACAGAACTACACCAAGAAAAATTCGAATTGACAGAAAGTTTGTGTTCGGAACAGGAATTGACGTTTGGATCATGCGAAGCCGCCATGATTAAATTCACGGTGTCAAATACATTTTTGCCAATGAAGGGCAGATGGATGACAGTAAGGATGTCTCTTGGTGGACATACAGATGTTCCATTTCAGTTCGGGAGATATAAGGTTGATTCTGATACGCCTACGGCAGACAGGACGTGCCGTGATGTTGTCGCATATGATGCTCTTTATGACATTTTAAATGCAGATGTGGCAGCATGGTATAACACTGTCTTTCCATCCCATAAAGAGCAGCAGAAAGATAAAGATGGAAAAACTACGACTGTTACAGTTTATGATCCGGTCACAATGAAGCAATTCCGGGACAGATTTTTTAAGTACTTCGGGATTGAGCAGGCTGACATTGATCTTATCAATGACAACATGTCTATTGAGAAAACAGTTGCGGTCACGCCATCCAGTGAGACAAGTTCTGATACAGAGGAATCGAGCATCATAGGCGAATCTATGAGTGGCAAGGAAGTGTTGTCCTGTATTTGTGAGATCAATGGCTGTATGGGGCACATGGGGCGCGACGGGAAGTTTCATTATATTTATCTGGAACAGGAGATACAGGGATTATATCCGAGAAATGACCTTTATCCGGCAGATGATCTGTTTCCGCGCGATCCAAAGAGTACGCAGATAGGAAAAGGATTCTATGTTACTGCCACATATGAAGATTATCTTGTCAAAACCATTAATAAACTTCAGATCAGGGAGCAGAAGAATGATATTGGCGTGATCGTAGGCACCGGAGACAATGCCTATGTGATCGAGGATAATTTTCTTGTCTATGGTAAAGGAACGAAAGAATTAAAAAGCATTGCAAACAATGTTCTTTCAAAGATCAGAGGGATTGTTTACCGCCCGTTTACAGCGGACTGCAAAGGAAATCCGTGTCTTGAGGTCGGGGATGCAGTGCGGTTGCCGACCAGATATGAACTGATTGAGTCCTATATTCTGAAAAGAACCCTGAAAGGTATACAGGCTTTGCGTGATGATTTGGAAGCGGATGGGGAAGAGTACCGGACAAACGGGGCGAACGGAATACAGAAAAGTATTTTAAAGCTCAAAGGCAAGAGCAATGTGTTGGAGCGAACCATTGAAAAGACACAGAGCACGATAACTGATGTTGAGAAGGGATTGCAGTCACAGATCACGCAGACCGCAACCGAAATTCGCACAGAAGTTAAAAATACAACGGATGGTTTATCATCGAGAATCACGCAAAATGCGAGCAGTATTACAGCAGAAGTTAAAAGGGCACAGGGACAGGAAGTTGAACTTGCAGCAGCTATTAAAATTAATGAGGACAAGATTACAGCGGAAGTTACGAGAGCAAGCAAAGCAGAGGGCGATTTGTCCGGAAAGATAGAGGTGACCGCAACTAAGATACGGTCAGAAGTCAGTGCTTCTTTAACAGTATGGGATACCGAAGATTATGACGTTACACATTGTGGTTTCGGGAATCCACAAGATACATACCCTGCATCTTCGTATTATTCTGGACACAGTTTTTTGGATCAGAATACTGGAAAGTTTTATGGTTGCGAACCAGATGGTGGAATAAGCAGTGGAAAATACAAATGGACTCTGATAAAGAAATTTAAGCAGCTTTCATCGAGTGCGTCCAGTACGATTACGCAGTCATCAAAGCAGATCAGCTTGAAAGTATCAAAAGACAGCGTCATTTCAGAAATCAACCAGTCAGCCGAGGGCATCAAAATTAAAGCAAAACTGCTTGAATTAAAAGGTTCTATGGAAATGACCGGGGGATATATGCATATTCAAGCGGAAGAGTCTGTAGAAAACCTTATTGAATTTAAACGCAGTGGAACACTTGTACAGATGGGAACGGATGGATTTCGAACAGTGGAAGGGACGCTTGAAAGTCCTGTTCATAAATGTACGGTTCAATATAATCAGGTTTCATTGCATAAAGGCGCAAACGATAATGACCACATGATGATCCATTTAGACGGAGATACCGGAGTAGGTGGATTCAGAGGTGGAGTAATTAATGGATCTGACAAAAGAATAAAAAACACAATTTTAGATTTAAGCAAAAAGCAATCATCTGAGTTTATTTATTCTTTAAGAGCAAAATCGTATCGTTATAATTTCGAAAAAGATGGGTTCCATCATGGATTTATTGCACAGGATGTTTTGAAAAAAGCGGAAAAAGGGTGGAATATTTGTCCAAAAACGTTTTCAGACAGCAATGGGAAAAAGTATTACGGACTGAAATATACGGAACTGATTGCTGATCTGGTTGCCACAGTGCAGTTACAGCATGAAGAGATAGAAAATCTGAAAGAAAAGGTGGAAAGTTTATGATTAACGCAGAAATCCGAGAGTTTGAGAATGACATTATTAATTATGTAAATGCCTGTGAAAGTATTCCGGTTGAGGTTAAATATCTGGTGTTTAAAGATATTTTGCATCAGATCGAATCAGAAGCAAATAGAAATGTGATTGCCGAACGGGAACAGATGGAGAAAGACATGGAAAAGGAGGGCAAGGAACATGAATAAAGCACACGTACCTATCAACTGGGAGAATTACCCAAGCGATGAGACTCCGTTGAACGAACGAAACCTCAACAAAATGGATAGTGCTATCGGCATTATTGACGACAATGTAGTTACCCTGGATGCGACAAAAGCAACCAAGACAGAGGTAGCAACTCTTGTTGCAGACGTGACCTTTGAGGAATCGACCGGAATCATTACGATCACAAAAAAGAACGGTTCTAAGATTACGATTGATACACAGATGGAGAAAATCGCAATCAACTTCGATTATAACCCGACTACACAGCAGATTATCCTGACTCTGATTGATGGCACGAAACAGTACATAGACCTGTCGGCACTGATTACACAGTATGAGTTCCTTGATTCTGATACGGTAGCTTTTTATATTGATAAGGATGGAAAAGTGTCTGCCATCGTCAAAGAGGGTAGCATCGAGGAAAAACACTTGGAGCCAAACTATCTTGCGAAAATCAAAGTGGAAGTGGCAAAGGCAGAGTCAAGCCAGCAGGCAGCGGCAAAGTCCGAAGCCAACGCCAAAGCAAGTGAGAATGCTGCAAAAGCCAGTGAAACAGCGGCAAAAACATCCGAAACCAATGCCAAAGCGTCAGAGACAGCGGCAGCGAAGTCAGCTACGGCGGCAGAGGCATCCGAAAGCAACGCAAAAGTCAGTGAGACATCCGCCAGTGAATCATCCGCCACAGCCACGGAGAAAGCATCATCCGCCAGTCAGTCAGCTGATACAGCAGCCGAAAAAGCAGATATTGCAACTCAAAAGGCTGCGGAGATCATCGGTAAGGCGGAATCTGCAGAAGAAAGTGCAACCAAGGCACAGAGTTATGCTGTTGGTGGTACAGGAAGCAGAGAGGGCGAGGATTCTGACAATGCCAAGTATTACTATCAGCAGGCAAAAGATGTATCAGAAGGACTTAAAGGTGGATTGCAGCCACACGGAACAGTTGCATTTGCAGATCTTCCGGCACTTGCGGATGTTAGCACAGGGTGGATGTTCAATATTTCAGACGAATTTACAACCACGGATGATTTTAAAGAGGGAGCCGGGAATGTAATTCCGGCAGGTGCCAATATTTATAAAACATCAGATGAAAAGTGGGACGTGCTGGCCGGAACTCCAGTTACCGGAATCAAAGGTGTAAATGAAGATTCTTTCCGTCGTGGAAATGTAGTGCTTACGGCAAAAGATGTTGGCGCAGTGTCAACCGGGGGAGATACAGCAGAGAATACCACAGCATTTACAGCAGCATCCGCAAGAGAAAATCTCAAAAGCGGAGAAAAGCATAGTATTTTGTTCGGGAAAATCGCAAAGTGGTTTGCAGATCTGAAAGCAGTTGCTTTTAGCGGCAGTTATAATGATTTGAGCAATAAACCAACTATACCAACTGTAATCAATAATAACACAACAACTGTAGCAGGGTATGCACTTGACGCAAGACAGGCAAATCCGAATGTATCAGGGAGCATGGCGGCTCAGATGAAGAGTAATTATGAACCCAAATTACAAATAGTCAGTGCCGCAAGCACTGCCGCTGGGTTAGGAGCAGGAGCAACCAGAACAGATACAATTATTATTACAATTCCAACAGGCTATTCATTTACGGGATTTGTAATTTGCGATTATAATAACAATTCCGGAAAAACTTTAACCACTATTCAAACTGTAACAGTATCAGGTTCAAATGTAACTGTATTAGTACTGTTATATAATACGTCGTCCGGGAAAAGTAATACACTTGCCAGAGTAAAAGCACTTATGGTCAAGAATATTTAGTAAAAGGAAGAAATATGTTATGAAATTAAAAACAACAAAAAATACTTTAACAATTAATAACATCAATTATGTTGATGGAAAACTGAATGTCGAATTTACAGGCAACCAAACCTGTGAGGAGCTGCAGGACGCTTTTTCGGATAAGGAAGAACTTGCAGTGTTAAAAATTTACACTGACGAGGATGCGTTGACATCAGTTATTCCTGGATATGTAGTCTTAGAGCAGATTATTTTACAGAAAGACATAAAAACGGTTGTACTGGCGAAAGAAGCAGATGATACCGAACAGCGAATAACGGCTGTATCGGAGAATCTGGCTGAAAACGCTGCACAAACAGCAGAAAATACAGACAGCATTGATAAACAGAGAGCAGATATTGATTACATGGCAATGCAGATGGAGGTGAGCCTGGATGAGTAAGAAATATGAAAAAGTAAAAAATTACTATGACAAAGGACTGTGGAATGAGAACCGTGTACATAATGCTGTAGGTAAATGGATCACGTCGGAGGAATATGAGCAGATCACAGGGAAAGTATACACAGAAGAGGTGGATGCCTGATGAGACAGACAGAAAACTATGAATTTAATATTCTGGAAGAAAATGAGTTCTACGATGCGGAACTGGAAAATGAAAATTGAAGAAAGTTAGATGCTGCGCTTAAGGAGATCAGCGATAAGCTATGCAGTAAAGACAACTGAATAATCCAAAGCGCCTAAGAGCCGATTACATGACCGTGTGTTGTGTAGCCGGCTCTTTTAAATATCAGCCTGCGGGCAGAAAGGAAAATTATGCACTTGAAATTCATCACAGATAACTGGCAGATGCATAATTTTCAACCAGTAATTAATTTTTTAACAAAATTTAAACTAATCAATCGACATTATGTGACAATAAGAAATTTACCTGTCGAAACTTGCGACCGAAAGAAATTGAATGTTTGCGGGAAAATTTGTAAAATAAAATTGTCCGATAAGGGCACTTCAAGTTCTGGCTGAGGGGCGGGATAAGGCGTTTTCTTGTCCCTCAACTACAAACGAGTTTGTAATTTGTAGCAATTTGTCAAATGGGGTTGACGATATCGAACATAAGTTCTATAATTTGTGTATCGCTATCGGAAGTGCGGAATGATTGGAGGAGAATAAGATGGGGGAAAAAGATTGCAATGAGGAAACAGCGTTTTACAAGGAAAAAATAACTGAAATGGTCGTTAAGTGCGACAACGAGCGATTTTTGAAATTTTTATATAACACAATACTTTCATTCAAAAAAAAGTGGGGCATTTAGTGCCCCTCTTTTTCATGCCAATAGGTTATATTGTCAAATATAGTCTGTCGATGTTCTTTGCTAAGTTCCATTAGCATTTTCAAATTATCTAGCAATTCATTATCCGACATAAGGTCTGGAAGAATATCTGGTGCGTTTTCTAAATTATCTTCCCAACCCATTAAATAAGATGGAGAAACTTCAAGAACTTTCCCAATAATTTCTATTTTATCACTTGGAATATTAGTAATAATGTTGTTTTCATATTTATATAGTGTTTGCTTTGAAACTTTCATTTTCTCTGCAAGCTCTACTTGTGAAATACCTAAAAGCTCTCTCTGCTTTTTTATCCTATCTCCGATTGTCATTTGAGTTTCCCTCCTTTCCTATTGGTAACTTTATTATAACACAAAAAAGTTACTCGTCAAGAAAAAAATAACTTGACAAGTTACCAAAATGGAATATAATGAAAGTAACTTCAAAAGTTACGAAGTTAGAAAGGAGTAGTAAGATGGTTGATACAAACAAACTTCGCGGCGTTATTGCTGAAAATGGCAAAACACAGGCTGATGTTGCGGAAATGATTGGAGTTACGCCAAAAACATTTTATATGAGAATGAGTAAGGGCGTTTTCGGAAGTGACGAAATTCAGGTTATGATTGATAACCTTCACATCCAAAATCCAATGGATATTTTTTTTGCAAAGAAAGTAACTTAAAAAGTTACCAGAAAGGAGAAGAGATGATGAAAAAAATGACATTTCGGCAAAAGCGTGACTTACTCGATAAGTTTGAGCCATTCATTGTAGGTGGAATCCAACTCGTAAGCGCATTGGCTGGTGCCGCTGTCGGAATAGCTATCTGCTACTTTTTCTAAATGATATGTAGCAGTTGCTGTAATCAAAGCCACAATAAAAGGAATGAGGATATTTCTCAAAAATTCCAAGAAAAGATATTCTTTGTAGAATCTGCCTTTGGATGTAACTATGAAGCTAAAACTCGATCTATCCATAGATGTGTTTACTTTCGTTACATATCCTCTATCCTGTAAATCCAAAAACGCTTGGTATGCATCTTCTCCATCAAATTTACCTATATCGGAAAGTTTGATTGAAAAATTCGTTTTAGATATTTTCTTTAATATTATTCTTTCGATTTTTAGAA